ACATTTGATGATACGTGCCTGGAGCATTAAGAATTTAAATGTCAACAAACGACAAGAATAGATTTAGAAAAACTTATTCTTTTTTTAGACAGCAACCCATCTTTGCTTCAGGCGGCGGGGGTGGTGGCGGAGGAGGTAGCGGAGATCAATTCTGGTATTCTACCACCAACGATTCAATTTATACTACTGGATCCGTTATAATTAGAGGAGACGAAACGGGATTAGACTCTCCCTTTGACGTTGGAACCGACGTGTTTTTTTTCGTCAGCGGATCAATAGGCGCTACTAACCCAGCAGAAAATAAAGTTTCAGTCTTCGGAGGAGACTTAGTCGTTAGCGGCACATTTTTACTAGAGAGTGATTATCTTGAGATAACTGGCACTTTGGTCGTAACTGAAGGCATCAGCGGTTCTCTCACCCGTCTCGCAGATGGTACCTCCTACCTCGTAGCTGGGTCGAATATTACTATCACTACAGCGTCTAATGGTCAAGTCACAATCTCTTCTGCTGGTGGATCAGGATCTCCCGCAGGCTCAGACGACGAAATACAGTTTAATAACGCTGGATCTTTTGGTGCCTCGTCGAATTTCACTTATAATGGTAATACAGTTCATTTGACTGGTTCGTTCTCGCAAGGAGACAACGCAATCGCTTATGGCAGTTATTCACATGCAGAAGGAGTCGGCGTCGCCGCGATCGGTGCAGGATCTCATGCAGAAGGAACTTCTGCAACTGAATCCCGTGGCGATTATTCACATGCAGAAGGAGAAGGTACTGCAACAGATGGCTATGCTTCTCACTCTGAAGGAACAAGTACTGTTACAAAAGGCGATTATTCACATGCAGAAGGTTCAGGCACCGCCGCCGTAGGCGAAGCATCTCATACAGAAGGTTTGGGGACAATAGCTTCTGGAAGCTATCAACATGTTAGTGGAAAATACAATCAGCGGAATAACAACTTCTCGTTATTCGTCGTCGGTAATGGAACCGGTATGGCAGACGTCAACAGAAGCGACGTACTGCGAGTTAATTCAGGCTCATTAGGAAATGGTCGCGTCGAAATAACAGGTTCTATTGCAGCTACCCATGGATTGAGCGGATCATTGACAAATTTAGTTGATGGTACTTCATATCTTGTTGCAGGTTCAAACGTTACGATCGTTTCTTCTTCTAATGGGCAGGTCATAATCTCTTCAACCGCATCTGGCGGTTCTTCTATTAACTTCTTTGATTCTACGACTGCAGGATCCGTCTATACGACAGGATCATTCGCTTTTAGAGGACAGGAGCTGATCGATTCACCTTCTGACATCGGAACTGACGTGTTCTTTTTTGTCAGCGGTTCCACCGGAAACATAAGCAACCAAAAATCTCTGTTCGGAGGAGACGTCGTGGTGAGCGGATCTCTCTTCGCGGAAGGAGACCGTCTAGAGATGACAGGAACTATCCTGGCGACTTCAGGGTTTAGCGGCTCATTAACAAAACTCACTGACGGCACTTCTTACCTCGTTGCAGGCAGCAACATCACCATCGTATCTCAATCAAATGGATCTGTCAGAATTAGTTCTGCTGGTGGCGGAAGTTCATCTCTCACGTTGCAATTCCTTGCAGGTACTATGACATCAACAGCTCCATCAAGTTCAATGGAATCCATGGGGATGGATTATATAAATACTAGCTCGTTGCCTGGTTCACCGACCTATACGTTCTCTGCGATATTAGCGACGACAGCAGGAACTACAGCCTACATGGACCTTTACGACTATAATGGAATATTCGGTGGAACTCCTGGACCGATATCGGGATCAGTGCTGACTGGATCGAGTCAGTCTTATGCTTACTTAACAGCGGATGTAACAACGGCGATGACATCACCTTCTGGCAACGGTATCATCGAAGCGCGAATATGGTGCGACCCAACAGGCTCAAACTTGAATGCAATATGTAAATCAGCCAGGTTGACAATAAGTTAATGAAAGAATGAGATAACATGGCAAAGTATAGAGCAAGAGTAGATTGTTATTTAGAACCCATATTAGGAGATTCAGTTGGAGTCCATTCCAGAGCAAATGGTGAATTCTTCGTAAATCTGGTACAACATATTTCATCCAGCATGAATGATCTTGGGATCGAAATGCTTGCGTGGAACTACGGTCAAGGAGGTTCAGATTGGTCTTTTTGGAATGAACCTGGATCAACGGGTCGATACGCTTTTGCTTGTTTTAGATTTCATTCGGCGTCTTTTGGCAAGTTTGATTGTTTGATCTACGAAAATACAGGTTCTTTCAACGGTCATACAGGATCTATTTATGTAAACAATCAAAACAGTAATTATTTTCAAGAAACATGTTTTTTTCAGGTTGGTATAGCGTTTGCATGTCATCCTAGTGGTTCTGTACCTGACGTTTATCCATATACGGGAGGTCCTTGGGATGGCAGCTATGGACCTGGTGCGGATATTCAGACAGCAACAGAACTTTGGAAAACCACACCAGAAAGCAAAGGTGCTTTCTTCCCACGCCCAAATGGAATTTCAGGAGAAAGCTCTGGGTCAAGGGCCACCTTACAAGGTCTCGGTGGATACGAAATGAACGGATCTAGGAATCACTTCATCGTGTCCGAAGACAGTTTGACGATTCTTACGGATTCAGCAATGGATGGCCGTCATAGAATCATGCATTTCGGCCCATACACACCTCGTTCAGGCACGACACCAACACCTGAGAGCCCCTATGTTATGTGGTCCAGTAACAATCCAGACAACTTCTCACCATGGGTTCACTTCTATGGTGGTCAAATAGGCACAACGTCTAGAACTGACGACGGCACCTATCAGGGAGCCCTCGCCCATCCAAATTTGCTTTCAGGAACAGTGCGCTTCAGTTGGAACACCATAACGACCAGCGACATGTTTTTAGGTTTGAATAAATTCGTTGAGAATGGATCATACGAAAAATTTCCTGTATGGGTCACTATCAATGAGGGACCTGATTGCGGAACATTAGGTATTTTGAATCATCTTTGGTATGGAATAGGAATGCCTAATCTCAGCGTCTCGGCAGTCTCTTCATCAGCCGCGTTCGGCCGAATGACGATGAATGAAAATAAAGTTCTTGTTCCTTGGAGCGGAGATCCTCCGACAACGACATCATGGACGAGAAAAGGCAGAAATTTTAGCATAGGATGACAAGAGGAATCTAACATGGCAAAGTATAGAGCAAGAGTAGATTGTTATTTAGAACCTGCAGTGGGAGATTCAGTCGGAGTCCACTCTAGAGCAAATGGCGAATTCTTCGTTAATTTGATACAACACATATCCTCTAGCATGAATGATTTAGGGATAGAAATGCTTGCGTGGAACTATGGCGAAGGAGGTTCTGGGTGGGATTTTTGGGATGAGCCGAACCCTCCTGCCTCCGGATCTTTTGCATGTTTTAGATTTCATTCGGCTTCTTATGGAAAGTTTGATTGTTTGATTTATGCAAACACTGGTTCCGCCGCCCCCGGCCGCACTCACACTGGTTCTATTTTTATTGATGATTCGACCCAACCTACAGGTGAAAGCTATGGATTTTTTCAAGTAGGAATAGCATTTGCATGTCATCCGAGTGGATCAGTACCTGACGTTTATCCATACACGGGAGGTCCATGGAATGGAGGGTATGGAGAAAACGCTTTTGTAGAGACAGTGGGTCCTGTCTGGAAAACGACCGCAGCTGGTAAAGGAGCATTTTTTCCGAGACCGAATGGGATATTAGGACAAGTTTCTAGTTCAAGATCTTCGCTTTCTGGAATTGCAGGTACAGACATGAATCAAAGCAAGAGTCATTTCATCTTGTCTGAGGACAGCGTCACGATTTTTGTTGATGATGCATCTGACGGTTATTCTAGAGTGATGCACTTTGGTCCTTATACTCCAAGGTCTGGATCTAATCCTGAAAGTCCGTATGTCATGTGGAACACTGGAAATGACAACGTGGTTCCTTGGATTCATGGGTATGGTGGTACGATTGGAAGCTTCACGCTTGTCAACAACGCGCCTCAAGGAGCCATTGCACACCCAGATTTGTCCAAGGGTGCATTGAAATTTAGTTGGGGTTTTTTGGCTCATGATTCCTCGAACGGCTACAATAACTTCGTCAATAGCGGATCATTCGAAAAATTTCCCGTGTGGGTCATCGTTAATGAAGGTACAGAAAGAGGAATTCTTGGTACACTCAATCACTTGACTCTTGGAGTCGGAATGAACAGTCTCACTGTCTCTGAACTTTCTTCGTCGGCCGCTTTTGGACGACCAACCACGACGGAAGCAAAAGTTTTAGTGCCGTGGGATGGAGTCCCTCCTCAATCGTCTTCGCCCAATAGAACTGGTAGAAACTTTAGCATAGGTTGAACATGCCAGGAAACGATTTTACAGATTTCTTTCCACCTGAAATACAAAATCAGGTCTTTCCAGAAGTGTTCCAATCTAATGGTCAACATTCTTCTGCTACCGAATTTACTAACTTAATTCCTGAGATCTTTCAAGATGCTGGCGTTTTAAAGACCGCACCCGAATTTGATCACACGACTCCTGAGGTGTTCAAATATCAAATAATCACTACGGCAGGAGGAACTCCTGCCATCAAGTATCGAATGAGAGGATATTATGTTGGAGGTTCAACGTACGAATTTTGGATTACAACGAATCCTAATTCAGCCAATCCCAGCGGAAATCCTCTTATCAACAAAGTAATAGATTCAATCATCGCACTATAATAAAAGTATTATAATGAGATAACATAATTTTATATGCCTGTCAAATTTAGAAGAATCGGAATAACCAACAACATCTATAATTCTGGATTTCCAGTTGGAAGACCAGCTCTTGGTCCTACTGGCCCGCAAGGAGAATCAGGACCGACTGGTTCTACTGGTCCGACCGGCCCTACCGGTCCGACTGGTTCCGCTGGTCCAATAGGCACAACTGGTCCTACTGGGCCGCAAGGACCAACAGGACCGACTGGTCCATCAGGATCAACTGGGCCGCAAGGAGATAAAGGCGAAACCGGTGCTGCAGGTGATCGAGGAGAAACAGGAGCCGCTGGTCCAACAGGACCTACGGGTTCCACTGGTCCTCAGGGTGACAAGGGTGAGACAGGAGCGACTGGGGACAGAGGAGAAACAGGCCCGACAGGTCCCACGGGTTCCACTGGTCCTCAGGGTGACAAGGGTGACAACGGCGTTACAGGTGCTACAGGTCCAACGGGTCCTACCGGTCCTGCAGGTTCCACTGGTCCTCAAGGTGACAGGGGCGACAATGGCGCCACAGGAGCTACAGGCGATCGAGGAGAAGCAGGAGCTACAGGTTCCACAGGAGCTACAGGCCCAACAGGAACAGCCGGCGGAAGCTTCTTATTTTACTTTGGTGCCACAAGCATAAGCATTGATGCAAATACATACTTGTATCCAGGAAGCGCCACTTCGGCAGCATCATCTACTATCATAGAAATTCCGATGCCGATAAGAGGCAATGTCACTAAAATGTATCTTGCTCAGTTAGCTGGGTCAGGAACCAGATCTATTGATTATAAACTTTATGTAAATGGATCTGCATCAGGTATGGGAGTCTCGACGACTACAAGTGGTACTGATGCGAATACTACGGACTCTATCGCAATATCTTTAGGAGATAAAATAGCAGTAGCATCCGTGCCAGCCTCGGGGACAGGTACGACGCCATCGAACATAATGTTAGTATTGGTTCTTGAACCCGCTTGATTCGACTTGTTTACTTTAATAAAAACAGAAATATCATATAAGTCATATGCCAGCGACAACAGACGTATTATTGATGAAGATAAAGCAATTAGAGCTTCAAATTCAAGAAACAGTGCAAAAAGGTCACGATGCATCTGCTCTTCAAGAACAATTGAATGAGTTGAAGAATTCTTTCATTCTAAAAAATGAAGCTCTAAGCAACAAATCTAACATTCTAAAAGGTTAATAGAAATAACATGCAAAAGGTAGACTTATATCAACCCATGATCAGCTCTCGTGTTGGTGCTCCTCCGCTAGTTCTCAATGTGGGAGTACAAAGAAGTTCTGCTGAAGTTATGGGAGGTCCAGTAGAGAATGCTTTGCGTGCAGAACACTATGTGTTGTTGTCAGCTCTTCCTGATGAACTTAGAGAAAGAGTGAAGACAGCAGTTCAAGCTTTGCTGTCTTCTATTTGATATTATGAAAACGTTATATCCAGGAATGAAAGGTGCCGATGTAAAACGTTGGCAAATTTTTCTTAGAGGTTTATCTAACGACTCTAATGTAATCGTCAATGGTGATTATGATTCGATCACTCTCGACGCGACAAAAGCGTTCCAAGCCTCTAAGGATCTTGATGCGGATGGTATAGTAGGTCCTAAAACCATATCTGCAGCTTTGTTAGATGGATTTGACGTAGTAAAGGATAATTCTGCTGGAGATTTCGGGCCTAATTGGCCTCCACGGCCCGACAATAATCCGTTGACTGTTCTTGAAAGAATGAAATTATTTGGAAAGTTCTCTTTTGTTTCTTCACCGACGCAGACAAATCCAGAGGCAATAAAGATCACTGATGATTGGTCAAAAGATAACATAGTCGTGGTGCAAGTCCCTCAGCTAGTTGGAGTACCAGGGTCTTTGCAAAATGGTGCCGCCCATGTTCACAGGAAGATATCAAAACAATTCTTAAAATTGTTTGATGATTGGCAATCAGCGAATTTAAATGAAAAAATTCTAACCTGGGGTGGATCATGGGTGCCTCGGTTTGTGAGAGGATCAAGAACTTCTCTATCAAACCATGCTTGGGGCACAGCATTCGACATAAACCACCAGTGGAATGGGTTGGGCATACGTCCTGCTCTTCGGGATGAAAAGGGATCAGTCAGAGATCTGGTCGATATCGCATACCAAAATGGGTTTTATTGGGGTGGGTGGTTTAAGTCAAGACCTGATGGAATGCACTTTGAGGCTTATAAAATAATCGAGTGATTATTTAATCAACACCATATGGCATTTAGAGACGCCTCACGAACTAGAAAAGCATATTCGTATTACAGGCCACGTCCACGTTTGCAATACGTATCAACCCCTGAAGAGACGCAACAATTATTACAGACAATCAATAATCTAGCGTCGTTGACGACAGTGACCATGATATGGAATGAGACTTTAACTGGCGCGACTAATGATTTGAACACCAATTTCGAATTGTCGTACACTCCCGTAGCTGACACTGAAGTAATGTTATTCGTAAACGGAGTTCTTCAACACAGAAATAATGGAGATGCTAAAGATTTTAGCATATCAGGTAAAGTAATCACCATGAATTTTCCTCCGCACACGGGAGATGAAGTCACCGCGACATATGCATACGATCCTAACGATCCTTAAACAATAATTTAGTTATTGGTTCTCAGCAAACGAAAATTATTGTGTTCGAAGATACGTAGTATTATGTCTACGTTTTCAACGACGATTGGTCCTACGCCGTTCGGATTTTTTGATTCGGACGCAACTTTTCAATCAGAAGCTGACGCAATGGTCTTGTTCGTCAAGCGCAAGCTTGGCGATGACGTGTTGTCTGTTGAGCTGACAAAAAAAGAGATATGGGCATGTTTTGAAGAAGCTTGTTGTGAATATAGTCGTTTAATACATGAGACAAAAATAACATCTGAATTGACAAACTTGTTGGGTTTACCTACAGGAAGCGCAGATTTGACGAACAAATATGCCAGACAAACTCTAGAACACTTGTTGCGTATGGCAGAGCCATACGCTTCACAAGCTTTCGTCGGAGGATCTTACGATGCGACGTTAGGATATCTCGACCTCGCCGCAGGGAGACAAGATTACGACATTTATTCTGAAGTAAAAGACAATGAAACAGGAATTGGAATCTACGATTCGATGGCTTCAGGTTCAAAAGGCAAGTTGAAGATTGCTGAAGTTTTTCATTTTGAACCCCTTGCCGCGCAACACTTTTTATTAAATGCATCTAATATTACTAACTTTTTGGCAACTAATTTTAATTACGAATCTTATGTTAACTCTACAGTTTTTTATGTGTTGCCTGTTTTCGAAGACGTGTTAAGAAGAGGGATGCTAGAGACAGCTTTTAGGGTTAGAAGGTCGAATTATAGCTACGAAATCATGGGCAGAAAGTTAAGAATTTATCCCATACCCACCACAGATTTGCAGACGGGAAGGCTGTACATAAAAGTCGTAAAACCGCAGAATCCTCTCATGCCAGCTTACCATGATGATTCAATTTATGGTATATCTGGTCCCAGTAACGTTCCTTTAGGCAATATTCCGTTTGCGTCGATAAATCAACCTGGAAGACAATGGATTAGACAGTTTACTTTAGCTTTATGTAAAGAATTGTTGGGATTGATTCGATCAAAATTTCAAACAGTTCCCATACCTAATGCCGATCTTCAGCTTAATGGTGAGGCTTTAATTACTCAAGCTCGTGAAGATAAAGAGAGATTAAACACTCAAATGAAAGAATTTTTAGCGAATTTGACATACGCAAAATTGCTTGAGACAGATGCTGCCGCCGCTGAAAATTTGAATAAACAGCTTAGATTTATTCCTATGCCGTTAGGCAAAGCTATTTCGATAGGATAAACTGGAGAATAATTTATGGCTCGTCTTTTTATCACACAACGAGAAATTAACTTCATTTCTGACATCACAAAAGAAGTGATAAAAGATGTGATCGGCCAAAAGATCTATTATTATCCTATCTCAGAAACCAAGACCAAAACTCATGAAGTTTATTCTGAAGCTATACAAAAAATATTCGATAATCCAATCGTTATTGATGTTTTAGTGAGCAATGAATTTCAGATCGATACAAAAATAGACAAGTTTGGGGTAGATACTAATTTTAAATCAGAGGTTTACATCCAACACAGAGACATGATAGAAAAAGGTATTAATCCTGCAATCGGAGATTATTATTCTTTCAGCGATGTTTTTTATGAAATAACTGAATACAGATTCATGAGAAACATTTACGGACAGGCTGAAAACATTGACGGAGTCGCGCTGGTAGGACTCAGGGTACGTGATAGTCAATTCAAGGCTCTTGTTAATGGCCCGACTGGCATTGAATATACCGATAAAGATGCTGCGCAAACCACGTTCGTACAGCAAAGGGGTGTTGAACAAAATGCTGAAGGTCCGACAGCCGACGTTAGAGATTTGGTGAAGCAAGGGGTTCTTGATCCGCCAATTTCAGGTCCCAGAGAAGTTTCCAGTAAAGGAGATTCTACTGGTGCTGGTAATTCTTTTTATGATGAATGAGCAGAACTATGCCTACCAGATTTAATTCTAACAGCAATCCTCAGTTTGGTGTACCAGGTTTAATTGATAAAACGCACCAAGGAACGGCTGAATTTACGATCCCACCCGTTGGGTTGGAAGACGTTGATGTTTCGATTTTTAATCTGTTTGACAAAGAGTTGACCCTGCAAGTTAACGGTGACAATTCAGTACCAAAAAATGTTCCTGTCATCTTTGCATCTGGAGAAAAATGGGCGATTCTAAAGAAGAGAAAAGCCTTAAGGGATAGAAACAATTCTTTGATACTTCCCTTGATCACTATCGTTAGGACAGGAATTTCCCAAAATTCAGACGAAGATATCACCGGTAGGGGTATAAATCAACAAACCGGCGAAATCATTATAAAAAGACGTCTTGATAAGTCCGATAGAAAATATCAAAATCTTATTAACCGGTTTTTATTAAAAAATCAGCTGAATGTAGCGACTAATCCCGACAAAGAGCATGTTGATGGTCAGATCTTGACTGACAGAACTGTGGGAGAAGATGAAGAATCATCAGCCATAGTAGATGGAGCTTGGCTTGCAGATATCAAGAAAAAAAATATCTATGAGACCATAGTCATTCCTGCTCCTCAATTTTATAACATTCGTTACGAGATTACTCTGTGGACTCAATACACGCAACACATGAATCAGATTTTAGAAAATATTGTTGCTTCTTTTTTACCACAAGGCAATTCTTGGAAGCTTAACACGACCAAAGGATACTGGTTCATAGCCAAGGTTGAAGATAATTCATACGAACCTGAAAATAACGTCGATGACATGTCACAAGAAGAGAGAATTATCAAATACAAATTTAACGTGAAGGTTCTCGCTTACTTATTTGCCACACAATCTCCCGGAACCGGAGTTCCAATAAAACGTTATGTTTCATCTCCAATCATAAAATTTGAAACCGTTGCTCCGAAAGATGATGATCCCGCGTCTCCTATCAATTTGGTCGAAGATCCTTTTCTTGGATCTGATGATCCAACGCTTCCGCTGTCTGACACCAAAAACAATAGAGCAGATCAACGCAGAAGCGGCACTAGACTGTATTCGCCGACGGACTCAGCCGTCTCAAATGATCCTGCATTACAGACCAGGTCGTCTAAACAAAATAGACCAGTGTACCAAAAAATAATTACTCAAAACTCTTCAGGTAAAAATGTAGCGACTTACGCTAGGGTTTTTAGAACATCTAATGCGTCCGGCGAAACTGTCATAAAACCGTCAAGCGATCTTTCTTCAAAATCTAATCCTGCAGCGGCTGATACGCTACTAGGCGATTTAACATACGAAACTACTAAGTGACCACCCCAGTTTTTTAGATTTCTCTTGAATACTTATACGAAGAAATTCCCAGTGTATTCATGAAGGAGCAGGAGAATGGCTGAACAAGTTTTTAGATCACCTAATTTTTTTGAAAGAGAAATTGAGCTTAAGGCACCACCTCCGTCAGGACCCGTCGGAGTTCCTGCAGGTGTGATTGGTACTTCCAAAAAAGGACCAGCTTTCGTACCAGTTACGGTTTCTAACTTTAATGAATTTGCAAGCATTTTTGGCGATCTAGATCCAAAAAAGTTTGGTCCTTATGCCGTCAATGAGTTTTTGAAAAATAGAACAGCATTGACGTACATGCGCGTCCTAGGTGGAGGCTCTAATCGTTCTTTAAGCGACGTGCAAACGACTCTTATAACTGGTAAGGTAAAGAATGCTGGATTTAAGACGATCGGGACTAAAACTGATTTAACTGAGGATCAATACAAACGGCATGTCGGAGGTGTGCAGTTCATCGTAGCTGACCACACGATCGATACGGCGGATGAACCAGCAGGAATGCCTATGTTCACTGACAATGATTCTAGGACTCAAGCCAGCAACATTTCGCTTGTTAGAGGCGTCGTTCTTATGGCATCTGGTGCTAGAATGCTTGTTTTAGACGGAGATCAAAGCATAGGAACCAGCTTCGATGGTGTGGTTGCTGAGGATGACGAAGGAGCTGTAAAGAGTGGAAAAGTCAAGTTAGTCATTTCGTCCACTTTAGGATCAGCTTTCTCTTATGATGATGGGAAAGCAGGATTGAAGGTTTATACAGCATCTCTTAATCCTACTAGCGCAGATTACTTTGGTAAAGTGTTAAATAAGGATCCTGAAAAATTTGCGCAGTATCAGCACTTGCTATACACAGACTTTGCTGTAGATGATGAAGTTGCCTCAGTTCTTGATAATGATAAGGTAGCAATATTATCAGGATCAAGCTTTAACAGCCCAGCATCTGGAGATCCATCACTTCATTTCAGCGGAGCGTACGGTTCATTCGATACTAGATTCACTGCACCCAAAACTCCGTATTTCATTTCTCAGCCTTTCGGAACATCAGAATATGATTTGTTTGCTGTTGAATCGATTGACGATGGAGAATACGCAAACAGTCTTTACAAGGTATCAATCAGTAATCTTAAGGTTTCTGAGAATGATGCATATGATTATGGAACATTCAATCTGCAAATTCGTGATTTTAACGACACAGATGTAAATCCAATTATCATAGAAGAGTTTGTTAACTGTTCGCTCGACCCCGATGCTGACAACTATGTGGCAAAGTTAGTAGGCGATCGCAAAGTGACTTACGACTTTGATCAAGACATATTGGTAGAAAGACGTATCGTCACGACAGGAAAGTACCAAAATATTTCAAAGTTTGTCAGAGTAGTTATGTCTCCCGCTGCGGAAGAGAAAAAAATCCCTGCAAAATCTTTGCCTTTCGGTTTCAGAGGGTTTGAGCTTCTGAAGACAAACGATAATTTGAAAGATTCTGCTCCAACAAGAAATAGACTATGGGGATCAGTAGGTACCGGAGGTTCAAGTTTAGCAAGTTCTATTCTTCCTCCTGTACCTTACAGATACAAGGTAACCCGAGGTGCAGTTTCATCCGCTGCAAACTGGAGTGGCGAACCTGGACCTCTTGAATCTACAAATCCAGCTTATTACTGGGGTGTGAAGTTCGAAAGGAATACAGAACCTTTAAATAACAACCTGAGTGAAGAAAAGAACGTTCTCATTGAAAGCTTCACAAAGTTCATGGGAATCAAAAAGCTAGATGTTCTAGTCACAGGTTCTGGTGCTGACACTTTCAATAACAACAAATTCAGCCTTTCCAAGGTCGCTTTTGCCAACGGATCTATAACTGAGTTAACTGGCACAGTTAGAACCCACATGAGAGAAGCAGCATATATCAGAAATGCTAAGGTTGATCCATCAACTTATACAATCTATGATTCAGGATTCGGAAACAGAATAACTTTAGCAAGCTTACTATCAAATGGAGAATCCTATCAGTTCAACAGATTCTCAACGTTTGCAAAGTTCTCAACATTCATGTGCGGAGGATTCGACGGATTGAATATTCTAGATCCAGCTGCTCGTCGAATGAATGATAAAGCAACTTCGTTTGAGACCCCTAAGGGAGCAGCTTCAACTACGTATACATCACCAGGTCTTGCTTCTAACGTGGCTGGAACTGGAGTTGACAATAACGCAGTTAGTTCTTACGTCACAGCAATCGACGTAATGACTGATCCTCTACAGGTCAATGTGAATTTGCTTGCCCTACCAGGTATTCGTGAGGATTATCTCACGAATTACACGTCAAAGAAAGTAAGAGATTATGGATTGGCCATGTACATCATGGACATACCAAATTACGACGACAATAGTGATAGAATCTATGATGATTCTACGAACAGAATCAACATCGAAAATACAGCAGCTATCTTCGAAGAAAGAACGTTCGATAACAACTATGTCGCGACCTACTTCCCCAACGTCTATGTCAATGATACGACGAACAGCAGATACGTGAAAGTTCCTGCATCTGTCGCAGCTCTCGGTGCATTAGGGTTCAACGACTTTATTGCATATCCTTGGTTTGCACCTGCAGGATTCAACCGCGCCGCGCTTGACTTCGTTAACAACGTAGAGGTCAGATTGAACGTCTCGGATAGAGATCGCCTATACGACGCTAGAATCAATCCTATAGCGACATTCCCAAGATTGGGATTTGTTATCTACGGACAAAAGACGTTACAAATAAGAAAGTCTGCTCTTGATAGAGTTAATGTGAGACGTTTGCTCCTAGAGGTTAAGAGATTAATCATCAACATAGCTAACAGGATCATATTTGAACAGAACACACCCGCCGTCAGAAATAAGTTTGTGGCGGATGCAATTCTTCAACTCAGCCTTATTCAGACCCAGGCAGGCATTGAGGCCTACCAGGTCATTATGAATGAGACGAACAACACACAAGAGGACATCGATCTCAATCGTTTGAATGGTCGAATCGTCGTCGTCCCAACGAGAGCAATTGAATTTATTGCGATCGATTTCATCGTAACAAACGCCGGCGTCGAATTTGTCTGATGCAAACGTCGGGAATCTTATACTTATCATGCAAAGCGTAGGAGCGATATAAATGGCACAGCTCAAATTTGGAAGCGCAGGAGTAACAACAAGAGAAATAGACTTAACGGGCCCCGTCGAAACAGGACCGACGGGGGTCCCCGCGGGGGTCATCGGCACGTCATTAAAGGGACCAGCATTCGTACCACTAACTTATGGAACGCTCAAGGACTTCTTCGCGAAGTTCGGTGAGAGCGATTCTAAAAAGTTTGGACCAATAGCTGTCTCTGAATGGCTGAGCCGTTCAACCGCAGTGACTTACCTTAGAGTCTTAGGCGTTGGTGATGGAAAGCAACGTCTTAAAACTGGAACAACCGCTGGTGAAGTTAATAATGCAGGATTCGTCGTAGGTGAAGAACAACCTGCAGAAGATGGAACTTTATCGACAAATCCATATGCTGTTTTCGGAGGAGCGCTGGGTAGAACATACTTCTTAGGATGTTTTATGTCAGAGTCCGCAGGATCAACTTTCTTAAGCGATGCTGGTCTTCAAGGAACAAGAAGGGTTAACTCTCCTTCTGCCTTATCAGCTTCAGTTCCAATCGTCAGAGGTGTGTTGATGGCTCCTTCAGGAGTCGTCTTACGCTTGTCAGCAAGTTATGTTACGTCCGCCGTTCCTGGTTCTGCAACACCTGCAACACCCGCAAATCTGTTTGGAGCTTCGGTAGGAACGATCGTTCTTTCTGCTTCCAACGCACCTTCCAAACAAGAGTTCACAATGTTGCTTTATGGACATAAGGGAACAGACGTTGCTTATCCTAACGTTTTGACAGCATCTTTTGATGTTAATTCAGCAAACCATATCACTAAGGTGTTTAACACCGATCCTTATAAGATGCAGCAAGCAGGTCACTATCTTGCAGCAAGCTGGGATATACATCCTTCGTTGGCAGTCATTACTGGCACAGGATTCTTACCAGTAGACGCAGGATATAACTGTGTATCCAGCGTAACACATTCGCTTGGATCAGAGAATTCGGTCTTCTTGTTAACTTCATCTTTGTCAAGAAACTCAGGATCACAGACTGTACCCAATTATGAGTCCTTCCGTGATAGATTCTCTAACGCCAAGACACCTTGGGTTATCTCTCAAAAGTTCGGCGGAAAGCCAGTTAACTTGTTCAGATTCCATGCTCTAGACTCTGGAGCCAACATCTCTAACAAGGTCAAGATTGGAATTGCCAACATCACTCCTTCGAATGCGGCTAATTACAAATACGGTTCATTCAACGTCGTTCTTCGTCGCATGGATGATACGGATATCGAGCCCAAGGTTTTGGAGAGCTTTAACGGAGTTAACCTCGATCCATCTTCTGATCGCTACATCGGAAAAGTAATGGGTGACATAAATGCCTACTACGATTTTGATCGTGATGATTCAAGCCAAAAATTGGTCATTGAAGGTAATTACACATTAAGATCTAGATACGTCAGAGTTGAAGTTTCTGATGAAGTGATCGATCTGGCTGTAGATCCAACCGCATTGCCAATGGGTTTCAGAGGCATTGCTCACCTCATGACATCAGGATCAGCTATCTTTAATGTGGACAATGCTGCATTAACAGACAGTGGATTGATCCGTAACGTGGTTGAACCACCTCTTCCATTCAGAAAGAACATTTTTGATGGTGTCGGTGCTCAAGCTCAAGAAAATTCTAGGTATTACTGGGGTGCAAAGTTTGAACACGTCGTAGACGTGAACGACCAAAACAGCAACGTAACGCCAGACAAATCTTTCAACAGCTTCACAAGTTACTTCCCGAATTTCTCCACTGCATTCATGAACTTCGTGGTAGGTGACAACGCTGGTGCTGCGGCGACTGACGAAAATGGAATCGTAGATTCTGACAAATTCTGTAATAACTTGTTCTCTCTAGAACATATTCAAATCAAGACAGGTTCTAATGGTACAGTTGAGCAAGCTGATGATTGGAAGTATGCAACATACGTCAGAAATGGCGACATCCAGCCTGACGACAGTGCTAATGCCAAGACAAGGGCTGTAAGAGTAGATGATCTATCATTCTCGTTGAACAGAAGATTCCTCAAGTTCTCTTTGATCATGCAGGGTGGATTTGATGGCGTCAATATCTTTGATGAGGATGAACACCAGATCAATAATGCTGCTGTCACAGCAGACATGAACGATGCTGATAGAGGTCGTGAAAAGGGCCCCAACGTATCCGCTTATCTCAAGGCCCTCGAGGTCATGAAGAACACGACCAACGTTGACATTCAGCTTCTCGCGATACCCGGCATCAGAACGCCTGTCGTCACAGATGCTGCAATCACGGCGACTGAAGAACGTTTTGACGCTCTGTACATCATGGACATGGAACAGGTAGACAAGGATGGAAACCTGATCGATATCACGGGAGTCGTCAAACCTTCAGTCACGGAAACGATCCTACAGCATAAGGCACGTAACCTCAACACGTCCTTCGCGGCAGCTTACTTCCCTGACGTTCTAATGAGAGATCCTTCAAAACAGTCGAACACAGTGGTCGTTCCACCTTCGGTTGTGGTCCTCGGAGCTCTAGCTTTGAATGACTCGTTAGGATATCCTTGGTTTGCTCCAGCAGGTCAGACACGCGGCGCTCTCCCCACGACCCTTGAAACAAGCATACAGCTCAAGGATCAGGACTTGGATGCGCTTTACGATGAGGACATCAACCCCTTGTACGCGCAAATCGTAAATGCGCAAGGCGGATTGAACCCTCGCGGTGGAGTGGTTGTTTGGGGCCAAAAGACGATGCTACAAGCTGCTTCTGCCCTTGACAGAATCAACGTCCGCCGTCTCCTCATCGACGTTCGTCGTCAGGTTCGCGAGATTGCTCAGACGATCATCTTCGAACCCAACCGCGAAGCAACCCTCGCAAGATTCTCTGCGGCCGTCACGCCAAGACTTCAGAGAATCCAAGCCCTTGCCGGTCTCGATCGTTTCAGAGTCATCATCGATTCTTCGACGACAACACAGGCCGACGTTGAGAACAACACGATCAGAGGTAAGATATTCCTGCAGCCAACAAAGACAATCGAGTTCGTCTCACTCGACTTCGTCGTTGCAAACAACCTGCAGTCAGTGACCTGATAACCTCTATAAAACAGACAAGAACCGCCTCTTTCAACGGGGCGGTTTCTTTTTTGTCGAGGGCATTAATTAATGTCAACAATTGTGTGTGGTGAAACAATCAAGGACATATTGCAAAATATTCCCATGACATCTGATGATGATTCTTACATGTCAGATGTCTGAAGCAAGATTATAGTTATGGAAACGTAGAGCGATATAGATGGCTAAATTCGAATTTTCAAGCGCAGGAATATCAGCACAAGAGATCGGAACGATTGGTCCTGTCAAGACCCAACCGAGTGGTCTTTCGGCTGGCGTCATTGGAACTTCAAATAACGGTCCTGCTTTCGTTCCCTTTACGTTAGGATCTCTCACTGATTTTATCGACAAGTTTGGGACCATCGACGGCAAAAAGTTTGGTCCCCTTGCGGTCGCAGAGTGGATGAGAAATGCAAACTCTATCACCTACATTCGAACTCTCGGTGCAGGCGACGGAAACAAACGCCAGACGTCTGGTGAGGTCACCAACGCAGGTTTCACTGTCGGAGAAGAACAACCTGTCAACTCTAGCTCGTTAGGGTCCAACCCGTATGCAAATCTCAATGGTCCTCTAGGTAGGACTTACTTTTTGGGATGCTTCATGTCAGAATCTGCAGGATCAGTCGTATTTAGTTCGGCTGGGTTGCAAGGAACAGGCAGCGTCAATGGGATAACGGCGGGAGCTGTTCCCATCATCAGAGGCGTTTTGATGGCACCTTCGGGGGTAATCTTACGATTATCTTCATCAGGAGGAGGATATGATTCATCAGCTCCCTTATCAAACTTTGTAGCTGATGAATCTACGGCACATGGTACGACTTTAGGCTCCATCGCGCTTAGAAGAGATCAAACTCCGTCGCAGGAATTCGTTCTGCTGATGAATGGTCACAAAGGCACGATCTCAGCTCCTAACTTCATTACGGCTTCCTTCGATATGTTCTCCACGAACTACATATCGAACGTATTCAATCTCACGGCTTCATTGATACAAGAAAAAGGTCACTACCTTGCAGCTCATTGGGACATCTATCCTTCTCACGCTGTCGTGACTGGTACAGGAATCGTATCTGCTGGCGCCGACGTGGCTTCAGACTCAAATAGAATACTAGACACTGAGAGATCAGTCTTCTTGATCACATCTTCGTTGTCTAGAAACGTTGGATCGACGACGGTCCCAAACTATGAATCTTTCAGAGATCGATTCACTCATGCATCCACACCTTGGATAATTTCTCAAAAACTTTTAGGAAAGCACGAAAATCTTTTCAGGCTCCACGCGCTCGATGCAGGGGCGAACGTGTCCAACAGCTACAAGGTGACGATTCATGATGTGCTTCCAAAATCGGAAGGAAGTCCATACAAGTACGGATCTTTTAGCCTATCGGTGAGACTGATAGATGATCCAGATAACGAAGATTCTAACCCGCTTGAAACGTTCAATGACTTGACGTTGGATCCATCGTCTGCCACTTACATCTGCAAAGCGATAGGAGATGTAAATGTCTACTACGATTTTGATAGACCTCCTGACGACCAAAGACTGGTGATCGAAGGAAACTATCCCTTAAAGTCTAGATACGTTAGAGTTGAAGTATCCGAAGAGGTTCATAACGCTACTCTGAATCCTGCGGCCATCCCAATGGGATCCAGAGGAATTTCTCACATAGTTACTTCCGGCTCGGCTCCTCTAGCTCCATTGGGCGGCTCAGATATTCTACCTCTGGTCGATCAATACTACCTGCGAAATTCCGTGATTCCTCCTCTACCAATGAGGCTAAACAACAAGGCAACAGGCAACAACACTGATCCCCCGACGAAGAAGCCTTGGGGACCTATATTCGTTCACTCAAGCCCGTTTGATTCGAACGATTTGCCAAACTTAAATCTCAATAAATCTTTCAACGCTTTTGCGCTTCACTATCCTGATCACTCGACGACAACTCTAAACTTTTCCGTGAGAGACAACGAAGGAACGCCCGACTCTACCTCAAATGGAATACTGGATGCTGATAGGTTCTGTAACAATCTATTCACTTTAGAAAATGTCAAGGTCTTGACCGGTAGCAGCGGAATCATCGAGTGGGGCTCTGCCGAATATGTTCGTCGCGGCTTCGTTGCGGTCGATGATGACGCAAAGACACGAGGGATCAACGTCTCTGATCTTCTATTGAAGAAAAACAGAGACTATCTAAGCTTTAATGTGATGTTC